CCCGGTACTCGCCCGCAGCCCTCTTCGCGCGCACCGCCGCGGCGAGGTTGAACTTCGCGCGCGGGCCCTTCCGCTGCGACTTGGACGAGTTCCGGTCTGTGCCGTGCGAGACCACGCCGTACTCCATCAGCCGCCCGATGAAGTTCTCTCGGCCGGCAGGCTTGACGGTGACGGCGAGCGCGCGGTCCGTCTCGCGGATGGACACGCGGATGGCCTCCTGCAGGTTGCCCTCTCTCCTCGGCGCGCCGGCGCGCGCGACTCCCTGCGCCTCCTGGGCGAGGCCGAGGAGGCGCGTCCGAATGCGCTCGCGGAGCTTGGACTCCAGGCCGGCGAACTCGGCCTTGAGCTCGGCGTCCCCGATGACCGTTGCCTTGAGGTCGATCATAGGTTCCAGCTCCGGTAGTTGCCGACGAGCTGGTCCCACTTCGCCGGCGTCTCGAGGAAGGTGACCGTCTCGCGGCCGAGGCCCTTGCTGCTCTGCCCCATGTGGGCGAGGGCGCGATACTCGAAGGCCACGCGCATCGCTACGCCGCCGTCGATGTCCGCTGGCGTGGTGGTGTAGCCGGCGGTGTAGGCGACCGTGATGTTCTGCTGGCCGATGGTGAAGGCGTAGTCGCAGCCCGCGAGGCCGAGGCGGTCACCCTTGAGCAGCACGTACCCGCTCGCGCTGGCGTCGGAGGCGATCATCGCCGTGCTCGAGACGGTCTGCTCGGTGCCCACCGTGTACGTCCCGGCGCCGCCGGTGCCCGTGCCCAGCGCCGTGATGGTGGTGCCGGAAGCGACGCCGGCAGCGATCAACTGCTGCCCGACCTTGAGCGTGCCGCTCGCCACTGCGGTGACGGTGAGCACGGCTCCCGCGATCGACCCGGTGAGCGCGGCGTCCCGCGGCGGGACGGCGGAGCCGTCGATCGAGACTTGCTGGATCGACTGCACCGGGTAGTTGCGGAGCGCGATGCCCTTGGCGATGCGCGCGCGGTCCCAGCGCGCGAAGTCGTCGCCGTCGAAGATGTCGACGTAGCTCGCCGAGGTGAACGTACGGCCGCAGTCTGCGACGAATTGCTGGCTCCACTGCGAGATGATCTGCTGCAGCAGGGTGTCGTCGGGCGTGTCCGTCAAATCGAGACGAAGCACGGCACGCACGGCCGCGAGCGTGGTGAGGTCGCCAGCGGCCATCGGGTCACCTGGTCAGCGAAGAGGAGAAAACTGCGCGAGGCCGCGGGTCGGGCCTTCGGCCAGCGACAACGGCCTCGCGCAGGTGGAGCGCCTGCAGGATGCGACGACTACGGGACCGGCTTGTTCGCCGCGTCGGAGAGCACCGCGACCGCCGCGATCGCGCCGCCGGTGGTGATGCCGGTGGTGGTGACCTTCAGGCGGACGTACCGCTTGCCGCCCTTGTAGCCGAGCTTCTTGCTCTTGTTCGCGTCGGCCGCCAGGTTGAAGGTGGCGTTCGCGACGGTGCCGAGGAGGTCCGCGGCGGCGACCACATTCTCCGTGCCCATCGCCGGGGCGTCGTCCTCGTAGATCGCCGGAGTGAAGACGCCGTCGGTGATGCCCGCGGTCTGGAGGGCGTACTCCACCGACTCGAAGCCCTGGGTGTCGATGATCGGCCCGACCACGGTGGTGTTGGAGGCGATCGACTGGGCGAGGAGCCCGGGCGTCACCTTGACGTTGTTGTGGAGGTCCTGCTTGGCCATCTGGTGCCTCTGCTTTCTTGGGTGGTGGCCGGGGCGGCCCACGAGGAGCCGCCCGGCGAGGTGGGCTGGTGCGGTGGATGCGCGTTAGTGTGTTACGCGCACTTCAGCAGGCGGATCGCCTCGGCCAGCACGACCTGGCCGCCGATGCGCCGGCGAGCGACGAACTTCACCTGGCCGACGGAGGCCTTGGTGTACGGGTCCCGGACGACCGCGATGCTGAGGCGATCCACCAGGGTGTAGCCCCGCATGAAGTCGCCGAACGCGATCGGGTACGTGTTCGCGCCCTCGTTGGGCATGTCGACGCACTCGACGTACGGCGCGCCGAGGATCTGCGAGGGGACGCCCGCCTGCAGCGACGGCTCCCAGAGGTACCGCTTCTGGGTGTCCTGGAGCTTCCGCACCGAGCCGAGCGTGGTGCGGTTGAGGAGCCACTTCCCCTTGCTCGCGTAGGGCGTCTTCACGGCGTGCATCAGAGTCACCAAGCCGTTGCCCTGGCCGGTGGCGTCCTGGATGGTGGTGGTGCCGCCCGACGGGGTGAAGTACCCGCCGGCGACGACGGGCCCCGTGGCGTCGACGATGCCGAGCGGCTTGCCCACGCCGTTGCCGGCGATGACGGCCAGGCCCTCGGTGACGCCGAACTGCTCGCCGAACTCGGCGGTGAGGAACGCCTCCAGGTCGAAGACGCTGTCCTCGAGCTCGGCCATCGAGACGTACACCTCGGCCGTCATCTCGTGGGTCTGCACCTCGACCAGGCCGAAGGCCGGGTTGGTGGTCTCGGTGCGGGTTGCGATCTCGCTGACCCACACGGCGGCCGCCGGTGAGGTGCGCTTGGGCAGCTGCACCGAGCTGCGCCCGGTGCTGCGGACCTTGACGAAGCTGCGCACCGGGGAGGCGAGGACCTCGGCCTTGATGATCTCCAGGACGTAGTCGGGCGGCGCGAGGTACCCGCCCGCCGTGTCGTCGCCGGTGATCAGCGCCTTGCGCTCGCGCATCGCGTGCAGCTCGGCACCGAGACGCTGGTCCCCTTCGCGCGCCCACCGCTCGAACGCCGTCTTGCGCTCGTCCGCGGGCGCCTCGCCGGGCTTGCCGAGCTGGATGCGGTTGAACTTCTTCTCCACCTCGGCGAGCGCATTCTCGGTGGCCTCCTTCGCCGCGGCGAGCTCGGAGTTCTTCTTGTCGAGGCGGTCCAGGTCCGCGTTGACCTTGGCGAGGACCTCCTTGTCGGCGGCGCGCCCCTTCGCGTTCTCCGCCTTGAACTCGTTGAACGCCTTGTTCAGCTCGGTGACGACTTCCTTCGGGTCCAGCTCGATGGCCATGTGCTTCTCCTGAGTGCGAATCGCCGCCGCCCCGGCCGATGGCCAGGGTGGTTGGTGACGGCGCGGGTTGGCTTGGGGCGGCGGTGCTACTCGCCGCGGATGGTCTTGCGGAGCTCGTCCAGCGAGGAGATCAGCCCAGCGTCACGCTGGCCCGACAGCCCCTTGAAGCCCTCGGCCAGCAACGCCTTGGCCTCGGTGCGGGTGAACCCGGCGTCTCGCAGGGCACCCTCCACATCACGGATGTTCCGCGGCTCGCCGCGGAGCGCCTTCAGGTCCTCGACCTGCGCTCCGGCGATCGCCGGGATTGAGACCGGCGACACCTCGAAGAGGTCCAGGTCGAGGATCTCGCGGGTCTTGGTCTTCTCGTCCAGCGTCGCCTTGACCACGCAGAAGCCGATGCTCAGGCCGCGCATCGCGCCGATCTTCATCAGCTCGTAGGTCTCGGCGCCGTCCTCGATCTTGGTGGCGAGGAGGCCCTCCAGATACAGGCCCTTCTTGTCCTCCTCGGCAGCCTTCCACGCGCCGATCGGCGTGTAGCGGTCGTGCTCCTTGAACATCGCAGGCAGCGTGCCGCGCGCCTTGTGCTCGGCGAGCGTGCGCTTGAAGGCCCCGGGCCGGACCACGTCCATCCAATCGCTGGGCAGCTGCCAGGTGGACGTCTCGTGCGGGTCGTCGAAGAGAGCACCGTGGCCGCTGAACGAGCCCTCGGGCGTGGCATCCGAGAGAGCCTTCACCTCGAGGCGCGCGACCGCGCCGAACCGCTCCTGTCGCTCAGCCATCTGCCACCGTCCCTTCTGGGTCTACCTGCTGCAGCACTTCGTCGACCATGTCGCGCGCGTCGCGCAGCTTCCCTTCGTTCGCGGCCGAGAGAACCCGGCCGACCTTCTCCTCGAGCAGTGCGGCGCGGCGGGCAGCGGCTTGCGCCTTGGCCTTTGGCGGAGGGGGAGCTGCGGCTGCTGGTGGGCCGTCCAGCTTCGGGTTGTCGACCGCCGGCGCCGGCGGGCCGCCGCCCATGTTGAGCGGCGTGAGCGGCTCGTCGAGCCCATCGAGCGGGTCGAGGTCCTCGAGGTGGCGGACCTCGTTGCGGGTCATCCAGCCGTTGAGAATGGCCTCCTTGTAGAGCGTCGAGCGGCCGGCGCTGTCCCCGCGCAGGAACCCGGCGGTGAGGAGCTTGACGTACAAGCCGCCCTTCTCCACCTCGTCGCGAGTGAGGACGTCGCGCTCGAGCGCCTGCTCCCAGCGCTCGATCCAGGGGCCCAGCGAGTGGATGACGTGCGCGAGGAAGAACTGCTCGGCGCTGGCGTAGGTCGCGGTCTTGTCGGCGTAGCCGATCATCTGTGGGAAGACGCGGAGGAAGCGGCAGACCTCCTGAATCTGCGCCATCCGGCCTTCGTTCGACTGGGTGTCCGCCGGCGAGAGCGACATCTGGGAGAACTTCATTCCGGCGTCCAGCACCACCGTCTTGAACGCGTTGTGCGAGCCGGCGTAGGTCTCGGCCCAGCTCGCCTTGATGCGCTGGATCTGGTCCGGCTGAAGCTTGCCGTCCGTGGAGAGAATGCCGCTCGGCCGCGTGCCGTTGCCGTGGAGCTTGGCGAGCGTCTCCTCCTGCGCGA